TATAGATATAAGTCCTAAAGATGCTGAATTAGCTACAAATACAATGTTTGCATCTAGATCATTAAAAAATGGCTGCAATTCACGGAACAGAATTAACACTATACATCCCTTCAGTAAAAGTTGGAGGAACAACTCCTACTTGGATAGCAATAGGATTATCAAAATCTGCTAGTCTTTCATTAGCTGCTGAGATGGGTGATGTATCAACTAAAGATTCTAGTGGGTGGAGTGAATCACTTTCTTTAATGAAATCTTGGACAGTAGATTTTGAAGCATTGGTTGACTTAGATGTAACATCAGCGGATCCAAATACTGCTATAAACATTCTACCTTTATGGGATTATTTTAAAAACGGAGATAAGCTAAAAATTGCTTGGGGCAAAGGTGGTTCTTATTGGTATGGTGATGCTTTTATTACTTCTTTAGAGGAAAGTGCTGAAGCAGAGCAGCCTGTTAGTTTTAGTGGTTCATTACAGGGAACAAGTGTATTGGCTCTTGGATCAACTACTCCTCCAACATATCCAACGTAATTAAATAACTAATTAATTAATTTTTATGGCAACAAACAAACACAGAGGTACTTGTATCATTAATCTTGATGGTAAGAAAAGAGGATTAATATTTAACATGAATACTTATGCAATTTTTTGTGAAGGTATGGATATTGATATTAGCCAAATAGGAGATGTGTTAACCGGCAGACAACAAGAAAAAGCGTTTTGTTGGTTGCTTTATTCGGCATCTATTGCCTACGATGAAAAGCATAATAATAATATAGATTATGATATACATGATTTTTACGATTGGATTATAGATATAAGTCCTAAAGATGCTGAATTAGCTACAAATACAATGTTTGCATCTAGATCATTGAAAAATGATTCTAATAATGGCGTTTCAAGGAATGTTGTTGAGGCAACTGATGAGAATACTTTAAAAAAAAATTAACAACTTTTGAAGATATTTTAGATCAAGCAATAGGAACTTTGGGTATAATGCCCGAAGTTTTTTGGTTATTGACTTGGGCAGATTTTATTAGGTTGTTAGAATCCCATGTATATCTACAAAATCAAGATTGGGATAGAATAAGGTACCAATCCACAATGGTAGCTAATTGCTCTATGGGCAGAAAGAAGGTAATTAAGCCAAAGGATTTATTTCAATTACCTCACGATAAAGAAAATAAGAAAAAAGTTGAGTTTCCCTCCCAAAAAGAGATAGATAATGTCCTAGGAAAAGCGGTAGAATTACCTATTTAATATTAATTAAATTTGTATTATGGCTGATGAACAAAGGTTAATAATAAAAACCATAGCAGACACTAAAGGGTTTACTAATGGTTTAAATAGAATGCAATCGAGTTTAAAAAAACTCAGTGGTGTTTTTAGTGCAGTAGGTGGTGCATATGCCGCCTCAAGAATATTCAACATTGGTAAAGATTTAGTTAATACTGCTGCTGAATTAGAAACAGTAAATAGAAGTTTTGAAAGAACTTTTAGTGATTTAGCGGGAAGCGTTGAAGATAATTTAAATCAAGTAGCTGATCAAATAGGTAGATCTACTACTAGCTTAAAAAAAGGTGCAATATCTTTTAATGCGTTTTTTAAAGGTTTAGGTTTTGCCTCAAAAGAGGCTGCTAATCTTTCCGTAAGTATGCAATTATTGTCTTTAGATTTGGCAAGTTTTTTTGGCATAGCTGATGCAAATGCACAAAAAAGATTTATTGCAGCATTAGCGGGTTCTCCCGAAGTACTTGATCAGTACGGTATAAACTTAAAACAAACTGCTCTTCAACAGGAATTGTACAACATGGGTTTAAAAACCACAGTACAAAATACTAATGAAGTAATTAAAACTCAAGCTAGATTAAATGTAATACAGAGAGCCATGACTAGTGCGGGTATTATAGGTGATGCACAAAGAGCAGTATTTACATATGCGGGGCAAATAAAGTCATTAGAGGGTAATTTTTTAAAACTTAAAGAAAACATAGGTGGAGCATTAAAACCTCTTGCTAGTTTTATTGTATCAATTGCAGATACTGTCATAAGTGATGCTAATAATGATATTCAAGATTTAGTTGATGGTGTTACACGTTTAAGAAAAATTCTTGGTACTGATGATGAATTAAAATTTATTAGAGCAATAGCTGATAATAGAGATGAAATACTAGGTTTAAGTAAAGAATATTTAAAAAACTTAGAAAAACAACCCGAACATCAAAGAGTATTAAATGCATTAGGTAGAGAGGAATATGAAAATTATCGTGCAATACTTGATTTATTTAAAACTATTCAAACGGTTGGTGTTACTAATGCGGATACGGCAAAATTACAAGTTTATTTATCTAATCAATTAAAAGCAATTAATGAAAAGATAGGAGATCAAGAAAAAGAGAAAAAAACTATACTTGAAACTATAACCAAAGAGTCAGAAAAAAGAATAGAATCACTTCATGATGAACTAAAGTTTAAGAAAGATTTAGAAGCTATTGATAAATTAAAGTATCGTGATTTACTTGATCAAGAAAAACTTCATAGTGGCATTACCAATGAAATGGCAATGCAATACCAAAACGGTATAATAACCGAAGAAGTATATAAAAGGCAAGAAAAAATATTAGCTAGAATACAAGCAGCACTTGCTAGAAAAACAGCCTCCAAAGAAGCACCAACTTTAATGAAAAAAGGAGGTGATGAATTATTAGAGGTAGAAGAGATAAAACTTGATGAGTTAATACCAAAAGAAATTTCAGAAGGAAAAGAAAGAATATTTAATTGGGAAAGTGTTTTTGATAATACAGGATTTTTAGAGCAATTAACAATATTTGAAGAAACACTTAAAGGTTCAATAGAAGTTTTTGATCGTCTTAGGTTTGATTTTGTTAATGGAGTTAAGCAAATGGGTTTAGATTTAGCTGCGGGATTAAGTGGTGGTTTTGCGAGTGCAGTAAGCGAAACTCTTAATGGTAACAAAAAGTTTGTTGATGCCCTTAGAATTGCAACAAAACGAACATTAATAGCACAATCCGCTGATTTAGCTGCCCAAGCAATGTATTATGGTATTCTTGGAACTGCTTTACTTATAGCCGGTACATTTGCAGCCAAGCCTAAGTTGGCAGCAGAGGGAGTAGGTTATTTAAAGGCTGCTGCGGTTATGGGAGGTGGTGCTGCGGCTTTAGGTGCCGTTGGTAAATCAATTAAAGGAGAAGCGGGACTTGGTGTAAATGGGACAGGAGGTAATGGAAATAATGGAATGGGAGGAAATGGAGGTACATTTGAAGACTTTATGAATGCTATACAAGGAGAGCAAGTATTTAGATTAGCCGGTAATGACTTAGTAACTGCAATTAATAGAACAAATAGATTTCAAGGAACAATAGGAGGATAAAGTATGGCTATATATAGAAATAAATACACATTAGAGTTTGATGATATTATTAAGGATGAGTTTAATGATTATAAACTTGAAATATTTAAAAAATATAGTGCAGAAAATTTAAATACTTCTGATAATGTTTATATAACTGCTACTGCTAATACTGCCATTACTAAGGGTGATCCAATTTTTATAGAATCAAATGGAAATGCGGTTCGTGCTAAAGCATCTACTAGTTCTTTAATGCCCGCAATAGGGATAGCATACGAAGATATAAGCTACGGAAATTCGGGACAAGTATTGATTAGTGGTTGTGTTGATGATTTATTAATTACATTAGGAAATGCATATGTTGGTGAAAACGGAGGATTAACTAATACTACAACGGGACTTACTCAAGTTCAGTTATTAGGAGTACAATCTACTGCTAGTAAATTTATTTTATTTGATCAAGAAGTAACATTAAAAGGAACGGGAAGTCCTATTAAACTTAACTATAATTTAGTTGATGATGATATGTTATCTCCATTTAGATCAAGTTATTTAGATATTTCTTTTTATAAGGAAAGTTTATCTGATGATTTTTCTGATTTATTTGCAGCAGAAAGTGATGCATTTAAAGTAACACTTAAAAAAGATAATGTTTTATTTTGGCAAGGATGGATAGGTTCACAATTATTTTCAGAACCATTTGCATCCCCTCCTTATCCTATATCAATAAGGGCATATGATGGATTACATTTATTAAAAAATATACTTTATTTTGATAGTGTAGATGTATTTCAAGCTACTTCAAATCTATTTAATGATAGATATGGTTATCATAATATAGTTGATGTTGTTGAAAAGTGTATTTATAATACGGGTGTTTTAAATGATGTTTTTTATTGTGTAAATGTTAGTAATTCAGAAAACTCAGATGTTTCAACTCTTTTCCCTACTAGAGCAAGGGTTCATCATCAAACTTTTTTAAATGGTGAATCAAATTCCATGAACATGGAAGAAGTTTTGCAAATGGTTTTAAAATCATTAGGTGCTACAATTTATCAAAGAGATGGTGATTGGTGCGTAATTAAAATTTCTGATTTTACTCTTTCACCAATTCCCGTTCTTTTAAAAAGAAGTGATTGGATTGCAGATAGCACAACAGAAACAAATTACATAACAACCACACAGACATACACTAGTTCTGAAGATGTATCAAAAAACATAAATCTATTACAAATAGATTCGGGTTCAACAATGACAATGCAATACCCATTAAAAGAGGTTGTTGTAGAGCAAAAGTTTGATCATAATATGGTTACTGAAACAACTATTGATTCAGTAAGAGATTTAGGTGCAGATGATCCCTCGGGTACATAT